CTCCAGTGCTACTGAACCACCACCAACAAAAGGTTCTCTAAACTCTTTTACCTGGGAAAGGTCTGGGAGGAATTGCAACAGTTTTGGGATCGCCCGACTCTTCCCTCCTGGGTAACGTAATGGGGTCTTCAATGATTTGATAGTTCGCTTCATGGTATTTTAAAAATTCTCGGAAGGTATACTTCATTTGTTTCTCTGTCATACCACAATGCTTTGCAGCATTTGGTATATTCATTGTGGCATTGAAGAGTGCTTTGTTGGCCTCGTCAACACTTTCTGGGGTTGTCGGTTTAGGATGTAATTCCATTGATGCTCCCTATCTTTTTCTATTCTAACCTGTAACTCAAGCATTTGGTCAAGTTTTTCTTGATCTTCAAGAAATCTTAATAGACTAGGCATAATCAATCAAAATTATAACTTAATGATATTCTACAATTATTTTCATTCGTATGTTGCTGAACCATATGTTTCATATGAGATCTAAAAAGTATTAATGTTCCTGGTTTAGGTGTATACTTATAATATCCATGAGTAAACTCATTTGTTCCGTCCGTATTTTTAACTAAAACCATCTGTTGAAGTGGCGATTCAAACACCAAGTCACCAGAACCTTCTGGAGCACACACATAATACACTGCAGAAAAAACACTATCAGGATGAATGTGATATTCCTGATATGCATACTCATCAGCTACATTAAACCAACCATTCATTGGTTGATAATTATAATCTGAATCAAAAATTTCCAGTGCTAGTTGACGAACAATATCTGTAACAGATTCATTAATACGACTAAATCTATCATCTGTTAAAATATCATACGTTCCCATACTACTAAAAGTATTACAAGGCCAATGAGCACCACCATCATCAACAACTTTAAGTGTATCCAAACAAACATCTTTTAATGTTTCATTATAATCCGAAGGCATTAAATTATCAATCCTAGCAACAGCAGATGGAAACAATTTATCAACTGTTATCTCAATCTTTCTCTCAATTTTTACAATAGATTCTTTCTCCATACTATAGTATTAAACCCTGCTTTGGAGGAGTAATAACACGGTTAAACAATTGTTCGTACTGTTGTTTCATGTCATCATTAATATCAGCAACATAAACAACATGTTGCTTATCAACACGAATCCTCTCCACACTCTCAGACATCAATGGCGACCATGGAGCAAATCCAATCCTACCCTGTTCTTGTGGTAAAGGAACAGCAACAATAGGTTGAGAAAACTCAACATAAGAATTATTGTCCTCCAATAGATCACAAATAACATCTTCACCCATAATCCTAACTAATTTTGTGTTCATAATTTCTCCTTATTTAAATTCACAACTCATCATAATCTCAGTGAGACATGCTAACATATTTATCTCCTGATCAGCAACAAATGGTATCTGATATTGATATTTTGCTAAGACCAATACTGCTTCTGGAATAGAATTTCTCTTCAATGATTCATACAAAGAATCATAGATCTTTCTCATTACCAAATTAGGATCATTATCAATATTATTAACAACCCACTTCTTAACCACAGTAAACTCTTTATTCTTCAACGAACGTACCAAATCGTCTAAGTTAATATCAGCAATATCAATTAAAATAGATGCATCAATCTTACCAGCAACAGCATGTCTTTGTGTCTCATTGATTAACCTACGCCAATCAGGATAGTACCTAGTGATAAGTTGCAAAAGAACTTTATCTTCAAACTCAATAGAATTCTCAATTAAGATAGAATGCAATCGTTTAAAGAATGCCACTTGTAAGAGTGGTTTATCACCATTCTTAATCTTAAAATCAATAACCGTACAACGTGAGTGTAATGGTTCAATGATCTTATTAGGAAAATTGCAAGTAAAAATAAACCTACAATTCTCATGAAATTCCTCCACAGCAGTCCTCAAGGACAGTTGAACATCAGAAGTGGTATTGTCTGCCTCATCGATAATAACAACCTTGTGGGCGCTGCTGGAGGTGAGTGAGACAGTAGAAGCGAATGTCCTGATCTTATTCCTAACAGTGTCAAGGAATCTACCTTCATCCGATCCATTGATTGTAATGAAAGATGCACCAATCTCATTACACAATGCTTTAGCAACTGTTGTTTTACCAACACCAGCAGTGCCAGCAAGAAGCAGATTAGGAATCTCCTTCTGCTCAATGAATCCTCTAAATGAATCTTTAATTGAATCGGGAAGAATACAATCCCCAATTGTTTTGGGTCTGTATCGTTCACACCAGAGGAAATCTTTTTTCATTAGAAAAGGTTAAATGCAATAATAGTTCGATTCTTCTCACTCAAATGAGGAGGAGATTGATGAAATAAGTTACATGGAAAGAGTACAAGATCTCCTTCCATAACTCGAATAGATTTGACACCTTTACCACCATCTACATTTGGAGAAGGTGATAAGAATTCAGTAGAACCATGTACTTCTGGATCCATTTCAGCATAAAACACACACGCATAACCACGTGGTCCATGATCATGAGGAGTGTGAAAGTTATGTTTCTTATATCTTTGACACCAGATCTCATCCACTTTAGTAAACTTATATTCAGAAGTCTTCAAAAATTCATCAAGGTATGGTCTTATTAAATCTAAAAATACATTAGCATATAACTTCTCATTCTTATCAAAATAATCAGTATAATAAAACTTTGCAGTTCTATACTTTTCATCACCAAAAGGGATTAAAGAAAGAATATTATCTTTTTCCAATTCCCATTCCGGAATGGTAATTTTGTGCAACAGAACTTGAAATAATGGAACGGTATCAATCAAGGTTCAAGTGCAATATAATATTTGAGATCGAGAACACTATGCTCCCATTGAGTAATAAGTTTACTAGAAACTTTTGCTGTATAAGAAGTCGAAGAGGAAGCGGAAGAACTCGTCATGACATCATACAATCTTAAGTTCTCAATCTTCATAGACAGATCTAAACTATCTACACAATTACCCTTAAGGTTTTCTTCATATACATTACAAGTTTCATCTTCCTTGTCACATGTCCTCAAAAGAATATGACCATTAGGGTCAGATATAAATGATAGATCAGGTGTATTTAAATTATTAGCTGCTCTCTGAATCTTCGTCAAAGTATTTGTCGCGACATTAAATTCAATATCAGCACCAGGAAATTGAACATCACGTTCTGGTGCTGCTTTGAGAGTAATATCAGGACTAGAAAAGAAATACTTACAAGTATTACCACCATTACCACGAATAGTTAGATAAGAATTGTTATTAAACTCAAGGATAGGATCTTGGAACAAAGAAACTGCCATCAAGAACTGAGGTAAATCATAAATGCCAAATGTCTGTGGCCATACTTCTTCACATTTATACTCAGAAACAATATTCTCCCCAACACTAATAGTCTTAATAATACTACCCTTACGAATAAGAATAGAAGAATTAATAAGAGAATAATTTCTTAAAATGTCACACGTTTGTGTTGTTAATTTAACCTGAGTCATTGAGGATAAGTCTCCGTCGTTTTAGTTTTATCATTAAAATGAAGGAGAAGCATAGCATAATGGATGATCTTAATGATATCCCTACGCGCAGTCCCCTTTCTGTCATAGCGTGAAGCATATTTCAAGATGTTACTTCGACAAAATGCTTCAGCATCTCCACACGCTTCAATCAAATCCAACGTTTGGATACTATCATTACCTGTACTATAATGTCCAGCATAGGTATGACTGATGTAATCCGAAATCTCTTTCAGAATTTCATCTTCATTGTACTTTCTCAATTTTTATCCCATACATGATCAATATCGCTATGATAGCATTCAAATTCATTTCCGTCAAGGTCTCGTAATAAAATCTTATGACCAGGAAAACTAGGTTTGCCAATACCTTCAATAATCCTAGCAGACCTACCGTCCTTAAGTTTAACAACGTGTCCGATGTAACCAGAAAATTTTTTATTCATGACAAATCTAAATCTACCTCTTCTGTATCCTTCACCACTTTAAGTTCTTTAAAATAAAATCCAGATCCTTTAAGAAACTGCTCCATCTTATCAACAACCTGGGGAAGATAGACAGAATCAAAAGTCGAAGTAATAGTTGATTCTTCCTCATCAACAGAAACAAATGTAAAACTCGGCATATTATTTTCTCTTTGGTTGTACATATTATAGCATGGTGACATAACTATGACTATACCTTATGCCAGTTGTTGAACTGACTCCCTAATAACACTATAGTTCTTGACCTTCTCCACATACAATGTCCTTTCAAACTTACCTTCTAAAGTCTCCTTATGACTGATAACAAATACATTTGTATTATCATCAAAGTTTCTTAAGATCCATCCTAATTCACTTGTACCACCAGCATCCAAAGAACCATCAAAGATTTCATCTAAGATAAGAATGTTAGTATCCACAGAATTCTTAAGTTTAGCAACAGCTCTCCAAGTAAGCAACAAAGCAATATCAATACGAGCTTTCTCTCCCTCACTGAAAGACTCATAGGAAAAAGAATCCCTGTAGCGTGATTTAATTGTCTCTTCAAAATTTTCATCAAGATTGAAGTTGACATAAAACTCTAAGTTCTGAAGATGTTGATTGATGAGTTTATTCATCACCGGAAGATAACGTTTAATGATTCTAGTCTTAATACCATTGTCTTTCAGAAGAATAGACGCTGCTAACAACGTGTTCTTATCTTCCTTAATACTAGACATCTGTTTCTTTAATTTACTATATTCATTCTCCAAATATACAAGCTTCTCTTCTGCTTCTATACTATCATTCTTCTCATTTTGTAATGTTTCAATCTCTTCCTGATATTCCTGTATCTGCTTCTGTGTATTCTGAACATCAGCATTGTATTGAGCAATTGCTTTATTATAATTGTGGAAAACTTCATCTCGTTCTTCTTCCAACTTAATAGCAACATCCATTTCTTCAAATCCAACCTGAAGTTCCCCAATAGATTTCAGAATAGAATCAATCTTATTTGCTTTCAATTCCTCTGTGATAGATTGACTACATGTCGGACATATAGTATTATCAACAAAGAACTGATGTTGTTTCTTATGTGCTGAGAATTTCTGCTGAATCTTACCTTTCAAATTATTTAAAGTTTTTAACTTAGACCCAGCACCCACATGATTATCTCTATATGCAATAGCATCATCAACTTTCTTTTCTAAATCCCCAGATTCTGCTATCAAAAAATTAACTTTTTCTTTCTTATCTTCTATAGTAGAATGTCGTTGCTGACAAATAGAACCAATGAATTGTTTCTGCATAGAGATCTTTTCTTCAGCAAGATCTGCTTTATAATCAAAGTCCTTCATCTCATCCGATACAGTCCTTACCTTATCTTTAAGAACGGTATTCATCACAGAAAAAATCTGAATGTCTAAGATATCCTCAATGATCTCTCTACGTTGCGAAGTTGGTAACCGCATGAATGGAACAAATGTACTAGATCCCAACACAACAATCTGAGTGAAAGACTTATAGTTCATCTTCAAAATAGTCTGTTCCAGATGCTTTTGATAATCAGCAACATGACTAGACTGATCTAACATCACATCATTTTGATATATCTCAAATCTATTTGGTCTAATACCACGTACAATCTTAAACCTATTTGGTCCTTTACTAAACTCAACCTCAACTACACAATCTTTTTCATTGATACTGTTAGGAAGCATTGGTTTATTAATCTTCCTGAATGGTTTCCCAAACAAAGAAAATGTCAACGCATCTAAGATGGTTGACTTACCAGCACCATTGGCACCAACAATTAGATTGGTCTTAGCAGATAACAGATCAACCTCAGTATAGGTATTGCCGGTCGATAAAAAGTTTCTCCACCTAACGGTTTCAAATATAATCATGTATCACTCAATAGGTGGAATCATAAAATCATCAATGGATATTATAACATACTTTTGGTTTCCTTTCACACATGCCGTAACAATTTCTGACTTTTCAACTTCCACTACCTGTAATGGTGGGTGGTTTCCATCTTCTGTGTGAATTAAATATCTTTCTGCATCATCAACTTCATCCCAAATAGGAATAATATGTTCTCCCTCTGCACTATCGATGACAGAAAATACTCCATCTGGTCTGTTCTTAAGTGTGAGGATATAAGACATTACACCATTTCACAGCTCTCAATATATAGGGATCTCATAACCTTCTTTAAGTTATCTTTATTTACGGTCATTTCTACCTCATCAATATACTCATT